AGGCGGTAAAACGGCTTGGCTTCCGGGAGATATGTCTTGATGAGAACCAGGATGCTGTCCGAGCACACTTCTTCAAGATATATTCAAGCCTGATCGAGCGCAAGACGAACGATGCAAAGCTTCCTCCGAGTATTCTGGAAGCTAAAAATAAATATATTGCACAGCTTACCACGCAAGAAAATGTGGCAATAGAACAACAGCACCGGGAACAGATAACAGAAGAATCGGAACGTGCGACACCAGAATATATAGATATGCTGATGCGGGAACACGGATTCAAGAAATAGACTTATGAAAGGAGAACATAAATGTCAGAACAGTTAAAACAGGAACTTGAAGCTGATACTGACCGTTTAGAGGCGGAAACGGACGTGGACAGTAAAACGATAGGGCAGGACGAAACAGAACTGCCAGAGAGCAAATTAGAGGACGAGAGCGGCAATGAAGTGAAAGCAGAGGATACTGTGTATTTGGGGAAAGCTTCACTTGCTGAGATTCTTACAGGAATGGCGGATCCAACAGAAGAGGAAATTAGAGCTGCAGAAATTGAGAATGCAAAGCCGGTAAAACAGAAGGCTAAAGAAAAACTGGAAGCTGAAAAGAAAAAAGCAACCCAGAAGAATTTTGCGGATCCGATCATTGCTTATCTGTTGAAAAGATGCGAAGAGGATCAGGGACTTGCTGAGGACGTAATGCAGGAGGGCAAGACCTGGAACAAGTGCTTTAACTATATTGTTGAACAGGCCAGAAAGCAGTCGAATGGTAGAAATACAGCAGTTGAAGACCGGGTTGTGTATGAATGGGCCGAGGATTATTACCACAAATATGAAAAACCGGAAACCACCAAAAAGGAAAAAGACAAAAAGCCTGCGACAACAAAAAAGACAGAAGCACCAGCTAAAAAAGTTACAGAAATCAAGAAAGACATCCAGGAAACAAAGAATGATTCCAAGGTTTCTGAAAAGCCAGAGAAAAAAGATGCTGCTTCCAAGCAGCGGAAAGCTGAAAAAACAAGTACCAAAAGTAGCGAATTGTCTGGCCAGATGTCATTGTTTGAGCTTTTGTAGGAGGCGACATGGATGAAAAAGAAAGAATTAAAATCCATACCAATCGCAAAGGCAAATATGGAAGCTATACACGATATTGCAGTGGCAGGGAAAGGTAAAAGAGGGGTAATCACAGTTCAGAATGTAAAAAATGGGGCAGAGGAAGTGCTGGTACTTAATGTTTATCAGACCAGCGGAAGAAATAAGAGAGACATTTCGCTATTATTTCGAGTATTCTGCCAAAAAGAAGACTATATAACTCTTGAAGTGGAATGCAATAAGTGGAGAACAGCAGCGTTACTCAACTTAGTCTGCAGAGATACTGGATGGGCTGCTTATTGGTGGAATTATGAACAGCTGGAATTCCTCACAGCTGCAGATGCAAGGAAAACGGAGAATATATATCGTAAATGGCTTGAAGATAAAGAAAATCATACAAATCAAACCGCATTTGAATTACTCCACAGATATCAGGAAAATATCAAAGCGATCAGACTTGCTAAGAAACATAAAAAAGAAACAGATATTATTGATCTGGAAATGGAGAAGTTTGGAAATCTACCGGATGATTATCAAATTTTTGTTGAAGAAATAGTGTTCAAAGACGAAAACTACATCTTCTACAATACAAAAAAGAAAAGTGCGTTTTGCACCAGTTGTAAGAAAAATTTCATTTTAGAGAACAAACATTTGCGACATAAAACGATAGCTGTTTGGAACAATCGAGACGAAGTGAAACATAACCGGATTGTTAGATGTCCTTACTGCAATAAATATTTGCAGGCGAAAAGTACAGGAATGGGTAGAAACAGTTTGAAATCGATTGCCTGGAGCGTGTTGATTCAATCAAAAGGAGAAGATGTGCTTACTCGGTATTTTTGCCATATAAAAGATTTCAGAGCTGATTTCAATAATCCGAAGATAACTTCTTATGAAGGCTACAGGACTGTACACAAAAAGGAAGGCTCAACAGATTATATGTGGGGACGATACAAAAATGCCGAAATGCGATGGTGTTATTACAAGGACAGGAGCTACGGTTGGTATCCTCCATCAGAAACGGTTTATCCGAGAAATGTTGTCATGTACAACAAGAATCTGTCAGATGTATTAACTGGCACCTGCATGCAATATAGCGCACTGGACATTTTTATTAATAACGTTGCGAATGATCCTCGATATTTTAATACGCCTTGGCTTATCGATAATTACTTCCGTTCATACAGAAAGTATCCATTCATAGAGCAATTACTAAAGGTTGGCTTCTACAGAATGACCAGAGAATTTCTTGAAGATAACAGGGTAAATGCAATAGAATTTAATGCCTCACAAAGAACTGTTCTCGGAACTCTGGGTATAGGAAAAATACAATATAACATGTTGAGAAAGCTTGAAGATCCAGCTATTAGAGACTTGGAAATTCTTAGATATAAGCCTGACCTGAAATGGGAAGAGTTTAATGATTTGAGATACATAAGAGATAATGGACACATTGATATGTATAAAAAATATATCGATCTTATGGCGTATACGACGCTTCATAAAATTATCCGTTATATATCTGAACAAAAATTAACCACGCGAGATAATGATTATTTTGATTATACTGGTTGGCTCGAGGAAATGGGGTATGATATGCGGAATGAGTTCAATTTGTTTCCGAAGGATTTCCAAAAGATGCATGACAGTATATCTAAGTTATATATGAAATTTAAGGATGAACAATCGAGGGAAGAAACAAAGAAATTCAATCTCCTGCTGAAGAGACTAAGAAAGGATACCGTAGATGTTGAAGCAATGAATCTCAATATAGAAGGATTGTTTATAAGACTACCAAATCGTCTTGAGGAATTAAAAGTAGAGGGAGAAACATTACACCATTGTGTCGGAACATACATGGAAAAGGTTCGAAGAGGGGAAACAATGATTTTCTTTATTCGTAAGAAAGAAGAACCAGACAAACCATATTATACATTGGAATGGCGTGGCAAAGTTATCCAATGTAGAGGATCCCATAATTGCGATATGACATCAGAAGTAAAAGCATTTGTTCAAATATTCCAAGAAAAAATGACGGAGTACGAGAGTAAACCTAAGAGACAAAGAAAGGCGGGATGATAATGGCAAAACAGAGCATTAGAAGTATTCGAAAAGGAAGTGTGCAGTGGAACGAAGAAGACAGATTGCAGATGGTTTCCATGCTGGCAAAAGCAGGATATGCAGTGCAGGTTGTGAGAAAAGAAGTTCCTGCCGGAGAGACCAGAAAAACAACCCAGTATGAATATGTGATCGAGTACGGAGAGAGGGTGGAATAATGAAGGCCATGAAGCCTGTTACTATAGCAAGAATTCATATCAAGTATGGATTTGTAAAAGTAAAACAGGAATATTATATCTGCCCCATCTGCAGAAATGTATTGAATGCAGGACCGAATTATCAACCGGAGCATTGCGATAAATGCGGGCAGAATATAGATTTTTCAGAAATCAAATGGAAAGAGGAGAAAATACTTGGATATACAGAAAGGAGAGTTACCAATGAATAAGAGTGGTATCGAATGGTGCGATCATACATGGAATCCCATTACTGGGTGCCGGCATAACTGTTCTTACTGCTACGCTGACAAGATGTCACTCCGTTTTTGTGGAAACATGAAAAGAAATATGGTCCAGACAGACCAATATCGAATGGAGGGAGATCTGTTTGTCCTGGATGAACCGTTCATGAATGAAGACGGGAAACCTGTTATATATCCATTTGGTTTCAATCCGACATTACACAGATACAGATATAACACACTGGACAAGCTGAAACAGGGACAGAATGTGTTTGTTGGAGCAATGGCCGATATATTTGGCGAATGGGTGCCGAATAGTTGGATAGAAGATATCCTCGACACCTGCGGAAAACATCCTCAGCACAATTACCTGTTTCTCACAAAGAATCCGAAAAGGTATACCCAGTACGGTGTACCTTCTGGAAAAGGGAATATGTGGTATGGAACAACTGTGACGAACAGCGAGGATATGGAACGAATATACCAGCTTCCAAACCTTTTAAATACGTTTGTCAGCATCGAGCCATTACTCGAAGACATAAATAAAAACCTCTCTGCACTGAAATATTTGAGATGGATTATCATCGGCGCTGAGACAGGGCACAGAAAAGAAAAAGTGGTTCCTGAGTTTAACTGGATCAAGAGGATTGTTACAGAAGCTGATTGCAATGCGATACCGGTATTTATGAAAGACAGCCTGATTCCGATTGTTGGCGAAAAAAATATGCGAAGGGATTTCCCAAGGCGGCTGCAGATTCATAAAAGAAGTGAGAAAGTCAATAAAAGGCTTAGCGGTAGCTGCATGATGTGCGGAAAGACAGAAGATAAAAACAAAATGGTTACTTTGACTGCAAGGGCGGGCAGGAGAGGAAAAGCAACATCGTTTGGACATATGTGCCATTCCTGTTTTGTGAAATGGCTTACTGCTCACAACATACCCGTACCAGACTTGGAGAAAAAGGAGATTAACGAAGATGACAAAGAGAAGCTGTAAAAGAACAACTGATGAAAATCTTATTCATAAAAAAGCTGTGGAAATGAGAAAGAAAACGGATGAGCAGCTTGTGCATTATGTTGAAGATCGTGTGGAAAAAGCACGAAGCGAAGGATTCAATTGTGGAAAAGCACATGCATCTAAAAACAAGAAAGGCGCAAAGGAATTTATTGCATTCCTTCAGCTGAACAAAATTTCAGGAATCGGAATAGTAACTATTAACAAACTTATGAAGGTGGCAGAGGATAATGGATACTTATAAGCGTTCGATAAAAGGCCTGCAGAGCAGATCAAACGGCGAATATTTTGAAAGAATGATTATTGCAGCTTCCCGGTTCTATGAAGAAAGAGGAATTGCAACAGTTGATAAAACTCCGGAAGCATTTAAGGTACTGAAAGCAATGGACAGGAACAGAGGGCAGTTCATCTGCTGCTTCACTAAACAGGCTCAGCCTGATTTCAAAGGAATTCTCATGGATTCAACCATGATCTTGTTCGATGCAAAGCATACGGACAAAGATAAGATTAGCAGGGACGTAGTAACTGCTGAACAGCAGGCGTGCTTTGAAAGGTATATGAAGCTTGGGGCCATGTGCTTCTTGGTAATATCCCTCGAATTCGAGGAGTTTTACAGGGTTCCATGGATCGTATTCAGAGACATGAAAAAAATCTACGGACATAAGTATATGAATCGTGAGGAACTGGCGCCTTATAGAGTTAAATACAACAACGGTGTTGTGAAATATCTGGACGGGATAATACTCCGGGAAAGGAACGAAGATGAAAGTACAGAAGTATGAGATTTCCAGAACTATTGATAAATTGAAAAGCATTGTGCAGAAGAACGACCAGTTTCCGGCATTAGGAGGCGTTCTGGTAAAGGACGGGTATTTAATCGCATCCAATACAGAAATGACCATGCAGCTCAAATTAGAGGCCTCTAAAGGCAGTTGTTTCATCATTCCTATGAAAGCCTTTGATGTAATTAAAAATCTTCCGGATGGCGAAGTGATTATTGATGCAGACGGCAAAAACATTGTTACGATCAAGACAAAAGCTATAAAGAATAAATACCAGAGCTATCCTCCGGAAGAATTCAGTTTTGATATTACAGAAGATCTGGATGCCCCAGAAGTTGTGATCAATGGCAAGAGGATGATGGAGGCAATTGGACATGTTATCTATGCAGCTGCAGACAGCAGTTCTGCAACACAGATGATGGGTGTGTACTTTGAAGGTGGAGAAAACAAGATTAAGTTGGTCGCACTTGACGGACATGTCGTAGCAGTTGATTCGATACCGACTGACGGTACCGCAGATATGAAGCTGATAGTGCCTAAAACAGTGGCAAAGAAGCTTGTGTCAATGGGAATTATTGATGATGTTGCTGTTACATATACAAAAAATAGAGCGGTATTCAAATCAAAAGAATATACCATTTACACGAGGTTAATAGAGGGTAAGTATTTTGATTACAATAGATTTTTCATGGCGGGAAAGATGAAAACTTATGTTTCCAGACTGGAATTAGTTGCGGCAATGACAAGGGCTAAGATGTGTACGGAAGAAAAGAAACCTGCAGTCTTCGAAATGAACGAAGATCAGTTAAATATTCGCATTGCCGACAGACTTACGGATTATCAGGAAGAGGTGAAGCTTCAGGATCCACTTCCTGAACCGTTAAAAATTGGTTTCGATTCTAAACTGGTCCTTGAAACACTGAAAGCATTCACTTGTGAAAATATAGCCATGAATTTCTCAGGACCTAAGATGCCGGCAGTTGTTGAAGCAGAAGACAGTGACATGAAAGCTATCGTGCTTCCAGTAATGATAAGAGAGGAATAAAAACTATGATTGAGATCTTGGATATGAAAGATGTAAAAGATGCAACACCAGAAGAACTAGAAGAGCTTCGTCGGAAAGGATTCCTTCCGAAAACCAGATCCAAAAGAATTTCCGGGAAACCACTTACTCCATATGAAAGAACCAGAGCACAGGTGGCTGCTACCGGGAATAGATGGGCAATGGAGAACTTCTACGCCACACACAGCTGAAAGGTGATGTATTATGGCGAATTTATATAATTTGTGCAGAAAGGACGGGACAGTGATGGAATACTCCATCACCGCATCCGACATAGCAAAGCGAATTGGATGCGATCGACAGGATATCTATTCTTCGGCAAGTTATGCGCTCCTGATCAAGAAAGAGTATTATGTAGAAATTACAGATCGTCCGTTGAGCTGGAAGAAAGATATTGATCTGCTGACAGAATATGATAATGTTCGGAAAAAGTTTCTTAGGAGGTGCGGAAAGTGAAAATATATAAAGCAGTGCATGAGAGAGAAAACAAGTGCAAGGAATTGCACAAAGAGATGAATCTGAATGTAGGGCCGACTCGTCTGGTTCAACCGGATTTCTATTTACTGGTTGATGTTGATGATATCCAGAGACAGATGAATGCTTTGGAGAATGAGGTTCACTGTATGAAAAAAGTAGAAGCAAGAAGGAGATGGCGCTATGGAAGAAAAAGATATTAAGATAACAATTAATGTTGGATGCTTAGAAAAATCTCGTGTTAAAAAAGAACAGATTGCCGGATATTTGCTGAGAGCTATTGCAGGAGTGACTGCAAACAATAAATGCTTTGTTACAAATTATGTATGTGAAATAAATGAGAAAAATGATGATAAGTTGCAGGATAAATATATTACAGGAAAACCTAAACTTACAAAAGACGAAAAGAGTTTTCTTGACGAACTGGATCCTTCATGGACTTATATGCTGAGAAATGATCGTGGACAGTTATATCTTGCCAGACGAACTGAATCGAGGAACTTCGAGTATTTATATTTGGATGATACAACAAGTGCGAAATTTGCTTTTGTTGAACCTGTAGGGGGATGCTGGGAGGTTGCTGACCTGAAAAAATTGGAGGTAGAAGAATCCCGAGAAGATTAAGGGTGCTCTAAAATTCACATAGATTCAATC